CAAAGACTGATTTACGTAAAGTCTTGCTTGTCGAGATTGATGAGCTGCAAGACGATATCCGTAAAGTTCGGGATATGACTGTTACGGGCATGTTAGATCACGCCACGGCGGCTACAAAAATCTCCGCCTTGCAGAAAGAGTTACGCTCTCACATTCAGTCTGTCCGCGCCATGTCTGACGGTATGGACCGCCGTGGTTTACTTTTGGCTGGCGCCGACCGTTGCCTCCGCGAACTAAACCAGACCTTTGAATCTCAGCCGACAATCCAGACGCTGCTGGAAGATGCTTCGATGCTGGTCTGGTCTGTTCTGGAACGTGAAGAAAAGAGTTAATCTACTCTTTCAAGTCTCTTCATAATATTCTCCAAGGGGCACCTGAAGATCCCCATAAAGGCATCGTTTACACCCAGCGAAAGCACTAGGTCAGTGCTTTCGATGTAGCCGCCGAACGGCAAGATCACTGCGGGCTGGAACGAAACTACGTTTCCACCTGGGTCTGTCCACGAAATGATCTTGTCGTTCAGAGATCCGCTGAACAGAGGTTTTTTGTCGACATAAAGGATCTTAGAGAAGTCTTTGTCGATAAGGTAAGCGCCCAGGTGATACAGCAAGTACGAGAACCCCTTGTTGTCTCGGGTCATGTGCTTCCAATGGTAAAACACAAGATGCCCGTAGCCGAGATTGATCGGTGGCAGCGAGTTGAACGTAGGAGAGCCGCCGGTTACTGTATCGAGTACATCTGTGTTTGTTTCAATGGTTTTGCCTTTTTCGCACTCGATCTTTAGAGGTCTAGTCGAGTAGAGGCATTTCAGCTCACCTTGATCTGCAAAGAAGCACCAGTTTTTCTCAGCTTTACCGATTACTCTGTTTTCACCGATTGGAGGAATGGCCGGGTGTAGAGCTTCTCCTTCTGGGCTGACGTAGCAGACGACAACTTTCGGTTGATCGAACAGTTTCTTGTCACCTTTGTTGTATCGACTTGCGTACGTTGATCCTACGAACTGAATGTACAGTTCTTCGTCGGGACCATGGAACAGCCGTGGGTCTTCGTAGCTAAGTCTGTGGGGTTTCGACCGGATCTTCTTGGCGCCGATGATTGTCGTGTCGCTGGCCAGTTCCCCTAGATACACCTCTGTAGGGGTTCCGTTCAGGTAGTAGTAGTTGCGGTCATAGCGGAAGCAAAAGGGTTCTGGCTGTGTTCGCCACGCGATTAAAGTTCTGTCGCCGTGTTTGATGATGCTGGGGCTGAAGTTAGCTACAGACTTTTCAGGAAGACCTTTAATGATCCTTGTAAATGTGCCACCTAATGCTTCCGCTTGTCTGTAAACGTTAGGGATCCCTTCTTCTTCATTTTTGATCAGTTGCGCCACGCTGGAGTACGCGTGGAAGTAGCGATTGGTTGACTGCATAATCAAACGAGAAGATCAGTGACTGCTTTAGAAAATCCTTTAGCGATGTGCTCCCATCTGTATTCTTTACGCTGCGTCAACGCGTAGCAAGCGTCAGCGACCTCCTCGTATGTTTCTTTATTCGTGTACAGTTCTGTGAGACAATCTGCAACACTGTCAATATTGACGAGTCCGCGAACCACGCCGAGATCTTTGTCCGTTACCCAGGTTGCAATATCGGCAAGCATACCTGCCCCGTCCCACAGATCTTTGCAGACTGTGTGATTAGGGACAACTTGAGGCTTACGGCAACCTGCGTGTTCAAAACTGACCAGACCCCAACCCTCGCCATCGGCTGTATTTAAGCCAACGTCTGTGGCGTTGTAGATCCTGTTCAGCAGTTCGTCAGGCGGCGCATCTAGATAAGAAATTGAATTTGAGGTAAGGATCAAACGATTGTACGGATCTAAGCCGTACCGTTCCATTTCCCGCTGGAACATCGGCATGATGTCCCAACCCAGATCCTTCAGACCCATGTGCAAATACAGCATGGTGTCTGGTTTATCAACCGCGAATTTGGCAAAGGCCTGAACAGTCAGGTCGATCCGTTTGCGAGGCTGGTTTCGGTTTCCGTTGAAAACGATAAATTTGTCTTTCGGTAGACCCAGGCTGTCGCGAGCTTCATCGCGAGACATGGGTTTGAACCGTTCGTTATCGACCCCGTGCGGAAGCACTGCCATCCGTTCTGGTTTGATCTTGTGAGCTAGAAGACGCTCAGCGCTCCCCACGGTGAACGTCGTGGCTAGATCCCAGTGCTCAATGTTGCGGAGCATATCTGGGTAATACGCCTCGCTGTCTGTAGGGAAGTACGCGAAGAACTTAAATTTGTGCTGTTCTTTCAGAAAGTGAACAGTCTCCCAGACCTGATTCAGGACCCAAATATCGTTCAAACCGATAAAAACATCTGGTTGAACTTTGGATACGATTTCTGGCAGACGCTGAATCCCGAATCGATCAGGAGCGTTCACCGTGGCGGCGGGGTAGATCTTAAAGGGGTAATCGTGAGGATCCCCTACGGCGTTGATACCGATAACTGTAACTTCGTGATCTTTATGGAGGTGATCGAGTACGCTGTGTGTAACTCGCCCGAATCCGGTATTAGAGCACGCGTCTCCGTACCACAGAATTTTCGCCATCCGGCTGTAGAATCTGGATAGAGCTACTATAGCAACACTGTCAGGATACTGATATGCCAAGCCGGGAATCTTTTGCGTACCGTCGTGCCGCGCAGATAAAGGCAGTTCGTGCGCAGGAGTCCGGTCCTGTCGTTGTAGATAATATTTACACTAAAGCGGCTAATGACTTTCAGACGTTCTGTACGGTCCTTGATAAACCCCCAGCTAAGCACATGCTGGAGTGGCACCAGCACCTCATAACCGGAGATTCAAATAAGTACCTTATAGATATTGCAGGACCAAACCTTGATATTTTGAGCCCTAGGGGTTCGGCAAAGTCCACGGTGCTTAACTTGTTCACCGCTTGGATTATTGGGAGGCATACGTCTGCCCAGATGCCGCTGCAGATTATCTACGTTTCGTACAACATCAACACTGCTATTCCTAAGAGTCGAATTATCAAACAGATCATCGACTCAGTTGAGTTCAAAAAGATTTTTCCAAAAGTCAAATTGAAGACGGGTATGCAGTCTGATGTTGGCTGGTCGATTGACTTCGACTACGCAGGTATTCCCCGCGTGGGCGATGAAGAATTTACGTTGAGAGCCGCTGGGCTTCGAGGATCGATTACGTCAAAACGTGCTCACCTTGTTATTATTGATGACCCTATTAAGTCCAGCACAGATATTAAGAACCCTTCCATTCGGGAGGAAATGAACAACAACTGGTCGTCGGTTATCGCCCCGATTATTTTTGAGGGCGGTCGATCGATCTGTCTGGGCACGCGATTCCATCCTCTTGATATCCACAAAACTTTGTTTGTTGAATCGAAGGGTTGGAAACAGGTAACGCAGGAGGCTTTGACCTACGACAGCCACGGGAATCCAGTGAGCTATTGGCCCGAGCAGTGGTCGGTTAGTTATCTGCAGCAACAGAAAGAGCTGGACCCCGTGGCGTTTGCTTTCCAGTACCAGCAGCAGCCCGTCCTTACATCTGATCTGATTGTTTCGCCTGAGCTTCTTGTCAAAGGTGAGGTAGTTACAGAGTTCGATTCGCTTGCTGTCGGTATCGATCTTTCGGCCAGCCGCAATGAAACCAGTGACTACACAGCGTTTGTGCTGGGCGGGCGGCTCAAAGATATGTATTACATCATCGACGCTCACCAGTGCCGGAGTATCGGGAACCTAGAGAAGATAGATTTGTTATGCGACATGCTGCTTGAGTGGGGAATTCTGGTCAAACACGATGATCAGTATGCACCTACTTATTCCACGGTGACTCTCGTGGTGGAATCCGTCGCTTATCAGGCTTCTTTAGCCGCTGATATTCGACGGGTGCTGATCAATGAGCGCGGGTTGACCAATTTACATATCCATGAAGTGAAAGGTTTCCGGGGTGACAAGCTGTCTCGCTTTAGAGGAACGCTTGGGATCCTTGAACATAAAAAAGTGGTGTTTAATAAATATAGAAAGTTTGATGCGCTGTTTGAGCAACTGATAAATGTGGGTGCTACGTCTCATGACGATTTACTCGATGCGTATACCTGGCTGATAACCTTCCTGCAGCGTCGCGGCAATTTCTCAGTTGAGTACTGACATGAAGCGGATCTGGGTTGCGATCACAGCGCACCGCCCCTTGGATCGTTTGAGTGTACTGCTTGACACCGTTCATCAGTACACTAAGTTTCCTTTTAAGGTTACTGTGTGTGTTTATATAGATTATGACTCTCAAGACAGTTTGGAGTTTTTAGAGCGATCCTTAGCCCTCTTTTCTACGTTAGATACGGAAGTCAAGGTCGCCAGTCCTGGGTACGAGGGTTGGTATTTGACTTGGGCGCACAAAACAGATCTGGCGCTTGAAATCTTGAATCGGCGCCACGACTTCTATATCTACCAAGAAAATGATATGACCTTGACCTTGGAGAACTTCAACTACTGGCTGGCGTGGAAACAGCGGCTAAACGGACTCGGGTTCGAGCCTGGTTTTGTTCGATACGAAGAATATCAGGATCGTTTAGTTCCATTTGATAATCACTATGAATATTCGCTGCTGGGTACTACGCCTAACGTTTGGTCTGATGTCGGTTTCACGGTCCCTAAGATTTTAGTTGTTGACCACGAGATCAGTCTGTTTGTTCAAGCAGCTAATCCGTACTACGGAGCAATGATCTTAGATCAAGCAGATGGGGAGCGATACATTCGTTCTGACAGTTATGATCCACAAAAGAGTTTTGAAAAGATCGGGATCCGGAACTGGCCGATTGCCGATAGAAGTTCGATGGGTTTGGCTTTTGAGAACGTCCCGCGTGGGTATGAGCATCGACGCTGCGTCCCGCTAATCAAAAAAGATGAAAAGTATATCTTAAAATCATCTAGTTTGATTAAACATAACGACTATAAATACGCGCCAGAACTACACAGAAACGGAGTTAAAGTTATGGATTACAAAGACATGTTTGTTTTACAGTGAAGTTTCCTAGGGGTGCCGAGTACGTCAGAGTGTGCTACATTCTTGACGGCACTCACTGCATCAAGGTTCTCACCAGAGAAGATGCATACAAATTACGTAAATTCCTGAAAAACAATGACGGAACAATCTACTGGTTCAATGCAGCCTGACGCACTTGTTAGCACTTTGAA